GACTGTATCTGTATTTGATTGAGTATCATCCGGGATAGTCGAACTATCGGTATCATACTGTGTCAAATTCCACTTCTCGATGATGTTACAGAGATTATCTACATATGAAAGGCTCGTAGCATGCCCGCAGTCGTTGATTAACTGTGCAACGGCACGATAATCCTTCATACCCTTAATGCCCTTATATCGAAGTGACCTTCCATTCTTGGTACAAAGCAGATATGCTGAATGGTCAGCAACCGAATCCTCCACACAAGGATACTTCCTGAAATCAGCCGTGATGGTTTCATATGAACCATCGGCATTCTGTTCCTGTGTCTTCTTGGTATAAACTGATGTGCCATCCCAAGAGAGCCTGTCCATATGTTCCCGGACAAGGATTTCTTCATGCCAAACATATTATTGGCATTCTGCCCGAGTTCACTCTTACCATATCCACTCTCAAGAATAAACTGTGCAGCCGAAATGGATGCAAGAATACCACTCTTCTTCATATCTTCTCGACACAATTCTCCAATAACCGACACAGCATCTTTCTCTGAAAGACCTGCGAACACAGATGCCTGTATACCCTCTTTCTTGTTTTCAGAGTCACCAATTGCAGATTTTACATCTTTACGGAAGGTATCCATTGTGTATCCCATTTCAAGCTGTGACCATAAATGCTCCGGGTCACCGTGATTGGATGCAATTCCCCTTGCATGACCTTCTCTGTGTGAAATGATTACTCCATCAGCAAGTGGATTTAAGCCATACTGTTTACAAAGCATAGCAAATAACTCAACGGCCGCCTTATAAGTTCTTTCTACCACAGTCTTTGCCGTAGCAATATCAGAACACTTGAATGTTGCCCCGCCAACATAGGTAATGCAGGCAGGCTCGCACATCTCCACTCCGATATGGGTATTGTTCCCGCTCCCCTTGTTTCCGCTTCCGCAATGCCATCCTTTGATATTGAACGGCAACAGTTGAAGTATATTTCCATCTTTACCGGCAACAGCATGGACACAGACTTTCGCGCCTTCGCTATTCCAGATAGAAGCAAACACTTCCGGATCCGGCTGAGGGCAACCGACACTGTGAATCATTCCCCCGCCAGGGGTAATGACTGTTCCAGCCTTATAGCACGGGTTTCTTTTTGCTGTTCGATCCATAATTTTCAATGCTTTTTCCTCCTTATCAAACACTGTGAGCCCATATTCTTCTACGATATTGCATACCTTCTGGACATACTTTATATCTGTGGCATATCCTCCATTTCGGATAATCTGTGCCGCCTTCCGGTAATCCTTTTCCCCGGCTAATCCCTGAAATCTTAATACACCTGCCTTCTTTGCGCCTGTCAGATAAAGAGAATGATCCCTGATACTATTTTCGATAGTGGGGTATGCTCTGAAATCCGATACCTTCATTGTTTCATTCCCGGCGCTGTCCTGTTCCGGAGAAGGTTTAGTGTATTTTGATTCTCCGTCCCATACAGATTCCCATGTGTTCCCACTGAGAGAAGTTTTCATACCAAAAAAATTATTGGCATGAAGCGCCAGTTCAGAAGACCCCCACCCTGATTCCAGTATCGCCTGTGCAATAGTAATGGAGGCCAGCACTCCGCTGACCTCCATATCTTTTTTCGCCCAGGCACCTACCATTTCGATAAATTCCTGCTTATTTTTCTCCATACTTTTGACTCCCTTTTACAGTTCCTTTCGATAGAACCTTTTCCAGATACCGATCAGATAATCCCAGCCTTTTGTACAGATAATTGCAATGACAAAAGCCGCAAAAATAGTGGCAACCAGGTAGTACCACACAAAGCTGATTTTTGCATAAGAAATATATGCGAAAAAGACGATGGTACAGATAATAATGCTGAGTACCAACACCTGCAGATCTGTGGGAATCCGGTTCAGAATTCCGATTTCCTTTGTAAACTCTGTGATGATTGATACCAGCGTACAGATTGCCGCCGCAACCAGAAGAATCATTGACATATTAGTTAATAAAGTTTCCATAAGACGTCCTCCTTAATATAAATGATCGATGGCCTGCCGCTGCAGGAATTCTTTCTGTTCATGCTTAACATTCCGGGCATATTCCAGGGCTGCTTCTGTTTCTCCGTTTGTATGCCCATTTTTCAATGCCAGAGCAGCCGCTTCGCCGAGGGCAATGGCCGCCCCAATGCTTTTTACCATAAGAATTTCATTTTCTTCCCTGGCAGCTTCCTTTTCATCCAGTTCTTTATTTCTTCTGTCAATACGTTTTTCCAGACACCAGAAACAGAATCCGGTAATTGCACTGGGAATACTCATAGCGATGGCAATTGCTGTTAAATCCAAATTTCTCACCTCCTTCCACAAAAAAAGAGCCTTATGGCTCTAATTTTGTCATTTCATATTCTCGCATTGCTTCCTCTGCAAGTCTTTTATCCTGCTCTAAAATCCTGTCTTCCTCACTCTCTATGTTGAGAATGTTTTTGTAATGCAGAATGTCCGTAGCTTGACGAGAAACAAGCCTGCCCAGTCTGCAGATAACTTCATCCTGCTTTTCTACCATTTCCATATAGAGTTCTAACAGTTCAAGCAATGCAGCTTCATCCAAATCCTCTAACATAAGCCCTCCTTCCTATAATTTTTACAAACAAAAAGAGCCTGAAATCATTAAGAATCAGCCTCTTTTGCCAGCCCAAGTGCTTCCTTGACCGCCTCCCTAAATTGATCCGGCACGCTCTCAATCGTTCTCATTCCGCTTTTCACAAGTCTGATATACAATTCCAGCATAATTAAACACCTCCATTTTGCTTCTCATAGATTTCTGCTATTGCAGCCATTGTTGCCAACTGATTTTGTTCCTGTTCCAATAACCGCTCGTAGATTTCAGCCTGGGCCGCCATACTTACAAGCAGATTATCATTGGTATTTTGATTCATTTCCTCCTGAACCAGAAGCAAATTATATTCTTCTTCTGAAATAAATCTGCTCTGGCATTTCCAGCCGGTTTCCGTTGTGCCATCCGGATTTTCCTTCTCATACGGCTGAATATCCTTTCTCTGAATATAGCCCCTTCGATTAAGGCTTTCCAGAGCTTCAGGATGTCGCACAGATAATTCTTCTTGCCAGTTTGTCATTCCTGTTGTCCTCCTTTGCCAACTTTGATATGATTTTTTTAATATGCCTTACCCTCACAAACGGTTTGACATTTACAAGATACCATGCGTAGGTATCAGTGCATGATACCCACCCCATCAAAGAAATAAAACTGCTGCATAGTTTTTTGGGAAATGCCTGGTGATTTTCCTTCTTTTTACCTATCCGCCTTGCGGCCGCTGCCAGATGAATCATGATATGCTTTCTCATAATTACACGGTCACGGTAGAAATAAAATCCCATTGCCGATATGCGCCTCCCGGTTCTCTTTCCATTCTTTTTTACATAGTCAAATCTGGATACCTGCCAATCACCCTTTAATTTTAAACGGTGCTTGCCAAGCCATGACATAACCCCTTTAATAGCCCTGTGAAGTCTCTTTTTGTTATCATCCATAAAAGTAAGGTTATCCATGTATCTGGTGTAATGAGCAATACCATATACATTTTTCACCATATAATCCATCTCCTGTAGCAGAAAATTGGCAAGCCACTGGCTGAGAAAAAATCCCAGCGGAATTCCTCTAACCAAAAACTGCCGCATAGATACATCAATCAAATGCAGAAAAAAATTGTCATGAACCCTTTTTTGTAATTTTTTCCGCACAATCGAATATCTGACATGATCGTAAAAATGACGAATATCGCACACCGCATGATTCCTTATGCCTTTTCCTCTGTGAATCCATCTGCTTATGGCCTTTTTCCCTTTGTGAGAACCTCTTTTAGGAAAGGAAGCATAAGTATGCGCATAGGCACTTCCACGTAAAATAGGTTCCAAAATTAAAATAATGATATGATGAACCCATTGCTCCACCACACTCGGAACATAAATAGTTCTGGTTTTTCCAGCTTCCCTAATCGTTATCGGCTTGTGCATTTTAGGTTTAAATGCCAGTTCCGGATGTTCTACATGCCACCCTTTGGGTTTTGTATTGATAAGCATTATCTGGATTTTTTCAACCCACTTATCAAAATCATTTTCGATTTCTACAATCTCTTTCCTGGTTGTCTTTTTCTTTCTCATACGCTCAAAAGCGCGGATAATCACCTTCTTCTGGCAGGCTATTTGATAAAGGTATCTATAACTTTTTTTCTTCACCCACGGTACTTCTAAAACTTTCTCAATATCGTATGCATAAGACATTTGCTTCTATCTCCTTGTCACTTTCCTACATATCATTGTACTTGCAACACCTGCATCGGAATAATTTCCACTCACCAAAACCAATAATGGCGGATATACCGGTATTTCAACCGTCAGAGGTGTAGGATTGTCGGTGGCATTTGTATTATTATTCCATTCTAAGATAGAAATGAGGCGCCGTTGTTCCACCAGGCGTTAGCCGCGGTATTGTTGAACGTGCGGGAAAACAAGCCGCCGTTAGCCCCGTTGTTGCAGTTGCCCAGCCGGAACGCCCGCTAAAGCCGCCCCGACAACCCCTGTTTTTCGTAGGTGCATTTTTCATTTTGCAAAAAATATAAAACCCTTTGGGGGGATTCCCCCCAACCCCCCCAAAACCCTCTTTGGGGGGGAAACCCCAA